CCCCCTGGGGGTTTATTACCACCTTCCAGATCGCAAGAGTTAGGTCTCTTGGCGATGACGTATTGAAACATCACCGACCTGACGGGTTTCACGCCTTGCAACTAGTGCTGACGTCTTAGTCGTTGCCGCTTACCACATGTAAGCTCGCTGGACGACCGGTTGCAGACAGAGCTGTTGCTCTATCGAGAAGCTGAGTCTACACATAGCGTCTGCCCAGAGTCGCTTCCTTAGCGGAAGGCCTCGACATCTGAATGCAAGTTCGCTAGTTAACAGGTTTTTAAGTTGTGGATGCAACAATTTTGTTGTAGTACTAAATGTACCTCCAAGATAGTCTAGTGTATCCGAGAGTTTAGAACGATGGGACCTTATAAAGTAGTCTATCTTAGGATACCTTGATCGGATGTATTCACGTAGTGATACACCAGTAACTTGAAGCATCGGCTTGGCGCTTAGTATGTCTTGCACATCGTGAGAAAATGTTCCAAAACCGGGTGTGTCCCTTTTATTTATATCTCTCGCCAATTTAATAATTCCTTGCTGTAGAGGAAGACCAACATGTAGTTCGCCTCCGAATCGGGCCCAGACTGCTTCGGGAGCGTTCTGACGCCTCAATCGATAGCGTGCTGCCTTATAGCTATCTCTGATTTGCCGCCTAATATAACTGCTGATACCTGGTACGTCGTCTGACACGATTACGTCTTTTTGCTGATTATCTGCTACTAACTTGCGTTGGTCGTGTGTTAGGCTAATACCTAATCTGGTGGCCTGCTCTTCGATCGAGATTTCTCGTGTATTGGTTTTACGTTCGAGCGTCAAAGACTGCATCGCATCTTTTTTCTTCACTTCTACGGCGCTAGTCTTCTTTACTATTCGCCAACCTTCATCGACGCTTGCTCCAATACCTCCGAACGCCTTTGGCACTGATAAGAGTGCTACCGGTTTCCGATTCAATTGGGCCCAACGCCGTGCAAAGGCTTGCCAAGCAAGGGTTGTTTTCACTCCCCTTCTTTCCAGTGTTTGACAAGTGTCGGCAATAGCTAAGATAACCTCGTTCTCCGACCAAGGTTGACTAGACCAGGGTTTCCGTTGTGTTAACCCGGGTAGTGCTCGATTAGGGTAGCCGTAACATCTGTCGGAATACCACACCCTTAAGAACTCGCACTCATGTTCTCTTATACTAAATTTACCTCTCCCAGCCTCGGCTCCGGTTGCGTCGAAGCCCTTACTAATAAGCTGTAAGATGTAGGGACTCGCATGTAACATGACAGTATCATCGCCTCTTATCATCCGGTAGGGTTGGACTGCTATCTTAGTCCAGTACTTTACCCACCTCAGTGAAGCCTCAGATATAACTGCGTTCCATGCGTTTCCAAAAATACTTGTTATGAAAAGTCCACTCATTAATCCTCCAACCACATGCCATATTTTCGACTGTTGGCCTTCGCGTGCTTTTAGTGTTGCGGTGTAAAAACCTTTTGTTACTGTGTCCCTTATATGCTCCCACTCAAAATAATTTTTGTTTGGAATGTTAGTGCGAGCTATATCTGACATTAGTTTCCACACACAAACTATCTCACTCGTTTGTGGTTGATGATCAAAAGCTTTGAAATCATATGAAAGACCCCAAGTCGTAGCTAGTTCTTTCAGAACGCCGATAATGCGGTCGCTCTGTTCGTCGATACTTTCTTTAAGTGTAGTGTTCGGCCAGTTTAAGTATGCTCCTCCACAGTGGTAGATCATCCATGCCATTAGTAGATATGTGCCTAAATCTGAGGCAACTGCTAATCGTATTTTACCTAATTCTGACTTGATCAACACGGTATTCCGCTGGGATTCGGTTCCTATAGCTAGGCTATATAAAGCATCAGTATCTAAGATATCTATAACTAAATTCTTCCGACATTTAATCTTCCCTTTTTCAAGTGGCGTACTCCAGTGTATTACGCCTTCACTTGAACTTCCGGCTGTTAGCCATTTATACGTGGCTATATACTCCTTCAGAGTGAGGGATTCAACTACTGCTGCTGGGTAGCGTAGTACCTCGTCTGCCAATTCCTCAAAACTAGATAGTACGTCGTGGTCCTTAGTTCCGGGATCAGCTAAATGCTCAGCTTCCTGCATCAAATCAAAACCGGGGAAAGGCGGGTTCCGATAGCCTGCAAGACACTGGGCCTCAAAATACAAAAAACGATCAGACTCAACATATTTGTGAGTCTTTAAATAATCAGACAAACGTTTACACACATCAACAAATTCAGTACTGGTAGCATTAAACGCTTCGAGATTGTCGAGTCGTTCAAACCACTTGGCACCGTATAAAATACAAGCCCACGCTATATTGAGGGCGGATATGTAGTCAAATCGAAATGACACTTTACGCAAAAAACACACACATGCTATAATACTTGTAACTGATTGGTTGCTTTTGATGCATAACCATAAATCAGTACTTCGACTTCGGCGGATAGCCAGATCCATTTTGGTTCTGGCTTTGAATATGCTACCGAATATCTTATCATCGCCATTCTTAAGCCATTCATTCAAACTCGGTGTGATAGGTACCTCCGGTACCAACCGCACTATATGCTCGTGAACGTCACGCTGAACTCGAGACCATGTTATCTGGTCGAAGGAGATTGGTGTGGCGTCCTGAGGAGATCGAACGCGTAAGCCCTTAACAGTCGATTTTGCTGCCTGG